ATTTTTATCAGAATAAAATGATATTATGGAAGAACTCATACTCGAACAGCTTTTGATGAACCCGGAGTACTACAAGAAGGTGGTACATCTTCTGAAAAAGGAGTACTTCAAGGAATCCTACAATCGGGTTATTTTTGCCTCAATACAGGCATATTCAAACAAATTTTTGAAGGCACCGACCCTACGGGAACTTGATGTTATTATATCCAATCGTCGCGATGTGACCGAGGCAATTTACAACAGAGTGCAGGACTTCTTCAATTCTGCGAAGGAATCAGCACAAACACCAGACCTACAATGGATGATCGAAAATACAGAAAAGTATTGTCAGGTCAGGTCAGCCTATAATGCCGTCTATGAGTGTATGGATATCATTGATGGAAAGGACAAGTCCGGAAGGACAATAGCATCCCTTCCGGATATCTTTCAGCAGGTAACCCAGATTGGATTTGACGTTGATACGGGCGAGAACTATCTGAAGGATGCCCTGACAAGATGGGAAAATCTCCACTCCGAAAAGGTCAAAACAACAACCGGAATCAATGTGTTGGACACAGCCACCCTTGGAGGATGGGAACCCGGAACTCTCAATGTATTCATGGCTCTGACCGGTGCCGGTAAAACCCTTGTCATGGTCAACAATACAACCCAGTGTCTCTTGAAGGGATTAAATGTTCTTTATCTTTCTGGTGAAGTTTCTCAGTCAAAGATCAATCAGCGTGTTGACGCCAATCTTCTTGACATGCCAATCTATGAGGTTGCCCAGATGGACAAGGAGAAATTCCTGAATGCCCTTTCCGGAAGAACCCGGAAGATCAAAAATATGGGAACCCTCTATACAAAGGAGTATCCAACATCATCGGCAAATGTCATGCATATTCGTAATCTGATGGACGAACTCAAGATGAAGAAGGGATTTGTACCGGATATAATATTCCTTGACTATCTAAACATCTTTGAATCCGCCAAGGTTGGGAAGAATGCAGGTCTTTTTGAGAAGGTGAAATCTATTGCAGAAGAATTTCGTGCCTTGGCACAGGAAAAGAAGATCCCGATTGTGACGGCAACCCAAACAAACCGGTCTGGAGTCGAAAAGCAGGATGTCCGAATGGATGCCATTTCCGAATCCTTCGGTGTTATTGCGACTGCGGATTGGTTGGCTGCAATCATCAGAACCGAAGAATATGACAAGGTAGATCAGATGATGATTAAGCAGCTCAAGTCTAGATATGACGATTATACAAAGATGGAACGTATGATGGTCATGGTTGATCGGGTTCGGCAGAAGGTGTATAATCTTGGTAAGGACAAGAAGGATACATCCTTTTTATCCGACATGAAACCCAAGAAAACCTATGATGTGGAGGGTGTATTGGATAAGGTTGAGACAGATTCCAGACTTGCCTTCCAGAAACTAAACACGGATGATATTGATTCCGTTGACGATGATTTTTCGCTGAAGGACATTCAGTAGTTTTTAAATGAGGAAATAAGGAAATGAAATTAAAGAAGGTGCGCGCAATTGTTGAGGATGCAATTAACGAGGCATCCCTGTCCCGTTTTTATCAGCACTACCAGAAGGGCGAACCCATTGCCTTTATCTCTGCGGATCGTGGCGAAAACACTCCACAGGAAAACAAGGCAAACTATCAGAAATTGAAGAATTATGTCCAGATGGCTGGATTCGGGTACAACAAAATCAAGGGCGGATATGTTGAGGAAAACGGAAAACGTGTTGTTGACGAATCGTCTATTGTAATCTATGCAACTCCGGATAGAGAAAAGGAACTTCGTAAACTTGTAATGTCCCTTGGCATCCGATTCAAACAATCTTCCATCATGTTTATCAATTCGAAGGGTGAAGTAAGCTGGATCAGTACCCGGGATGATTCATGGATTGGTTCGATCGGGACACAAAAACGTCTTGGTAAATTCAAGACAAGCAACATCAATGACTTCTTTACACGGATAGGGAAGAAAGAATTTAAGTTTACCTCACTGGATGAATCCGATGATTATCATCCATCCCTTGCCGAAAGACAGCTGTCCGGGATGTTCAAAAAACTCCTTGGGAAGGACAGTGGAACAGAAAAGGATTTCCTTGATGAATGGGAATCGGGACTTGAAAACTCCCTGACGCCATCCGAAATAGAGGATCTCCGAAAGGAAGCTGCATCAATGGATGATTCGAAACCCAAGAAATAGAAACATCCAACAAAATTATTAACAGCCCAAAAGTGATGTTTTGTCCTTTTGGGCTTTCTTGATATAGATCAATGATATATTAGTAAAGAGATGTATAATGGTGGATATTGACTTTGAGACAACAGAAAATTCTAGGAGATTGAAGATGTTATACTCGATAGAATACAAAGCACCAAGTTCAAACTGGACGCTCGTTGAATCCTATTCATCTCTTACATATTGTAAGAATGTATTGAAACGATGGTTCTGTAACTGTAGAGAAAAAGGATATACTACGGTATTAAATGTGTCCACTACTGATTTTTCGGTTCGGGATACCGCCGGAAATGTTCTGAATTTCAGAATTACTCGATGAGATAAGATTATGTTGTATGTCGGAAAATGGGACAGGTATAAAATTGTCCAAAAATATATTGAAGAAAATAAGATCAATAAGGTGCTTGTAATCTACAATCCAAGAACCTACACTGATTTTGAATCATGGGATGGTATTGATCAGCATGAATATCTGGAATACTCCCAGACAATCATGTATAAGAATTATTATAGGCTCTTGCAGTGGATTGATAAGAATACTCTTGTAATATGTCGGGATTTGTTGATTACCTCGAACCGCCACCAGCTTGAGTATAACTGCATTGTCAATTATTTGAACCAAACAAGTCATAGAATGGTGTTTAGTTATTTTCCCTTTATCAATAATGAAAGGGATTTTATGATATTGCTGGATCAGCATAATCCTGCCATTTACAAGGGCAAGCAGATCGCGGATATTGATATATCCGAATTTTCAAAAGATATAAACCCAGTCCATCTTGATCTCAACTTTATTGATATCCAGATTTCTGACTCGGATACTGTACATTATAATGTCGAAAAGGAAAAATTATTCAACAACATAGGAAACAAGGATCCGGACACAATACCAAATAATCTTGCCTTGGTTGCCGGTAAGATCCGATCAAAATATCTTGACAAGTCCGGGGAATATACTGCCAGAAATATGAGACTCAAGAATCTTTCTTGTATATCAACATACAAGGAGGATAAATTAAATACCATCCTCGATTTTCCGCTAAAGCGACAGGATTTCATCTCACTCCTGCAAATTACCGGAAAGACAAGGATTGATGCGGTGACAAGTGACCTATCTATTGACAGATTGAACAGAACCGACTATACTGACTGGATTAACAGACTGGAAGATTTTTATGCCAAGGCAAAAGTACTTTGATCATGATGTTGTTGTGGAAGCCCGAAATAGAATATCCTACATCTTTGATGAATTTGAGAACATCAATGTTAGCATTTCGGGGGGGAAGGATTCGACAGTCCTTGCACATTTGGCATTGACTGAGGCACATCGAAGAAACAGACGAATCGGGATCTTTTTTCTTGATGAGGAGGTTGTCTATCAATCCACTGTTGAACAGGTCAGGTATTTGATGGAACTCTATCCGGAAAACACTATTAAACTGTGGTATCAGATAGAATTCAACCTGACAAATTCGACATCCTTGCGGGAAGATCAGTTAAAATGCTGGGAAGCCGGAAAACATAAGATTTGGATGCGAACCAAGGAGCCGGATTCCATCAAATTTCCGGAATGGGATCGGACAACCGAAACAGTGTCTGACAAAAATAAGGGATTCGGATTTTATGATGCCTTGGATAATTTTCAGAGAGCACATCCAAACACAGCCTGTCTCGTTGGATTGAGAGCCGTTGAGTCTCCCAATCGTTGGCGGGCTGTTGTGAAGAATCCTGCCTACAAACATATCTACTGGGCTACGGATAAGACCAAGATATCAAAGGGCACCTATAATTTCTACCCAATCTTTGATTGGAACTATTGGGATATCTGGAAATATATCCATGATAATAAGGTCAGATATTCAAAGATCTATGATTACATGTATATGAAGGGAATGAGTATTACCGAGATGCGGGTGTCATCCCTCATACACGAAAAATCCTTCAAATCCTTGGTTGAGTTACCGGAGTTCGAACCAAAGACCTATGACAAATTAGTCAAACGGATTGCAGGAATTCAGGTTGGTAACTTGTATGGAAAGGATGATAAACTCTTAAGATGTCGGAAGCTTCCAAAGAACTATGATACATGGTTGCAGTACAGGGATTTTCTCCTACAAACCTATCCGGAACCCGACAAGAAACACATCTTTGAAAAACGCTTTTCAAAACATCTAAACAATAATTATGTAGCTAGACAACAATGTAGACAATTAATTTTAAACGATTTTGAAAATAACCTACCGGTCAATAATGATGTTGATCCAAGGGAAGAAAGATTAAATTACTGGAAAAGTGTGTTATGAAATACGTTAATTCTAAAAAAGGAAAGATCGCCTGCCCATGTTTTGATGTTATCATGGTGCCAATCGAGAAGGTTCAGGCAAATAACTACAACCCTAACGCCGTGTCTTCGGACAACATGAAACTTCTGGAAGAATCCATCCGAAGCAATGGATTCACCTTTCCGGTCGTTACTATCTATGATGATGATTTGGAGAAGTACATTATTGTTGACGGCTTTCACAGATATACAATCTTCAAGGATTACTTTCAGGCGGACGAATTGCCGATTGTTGTCCTCGAACAGAACATTTCCCAGCGTATGGCTGCAACCGTTCAATTCAATCGGGCGCGTGGTGTTCATCAGGTCGAATTGATGGGTGATCTTGTAAAATCCCTTGTTGAACAGGGACAATCCGAAGATGAGATTTCAAAGAGTCTAGGAATGCAGATTGAAGAAGTCTATCGTCTGAAACAGATCACGGGGATTGCCGAATTGTTCAAGGATCAATTACATTCTCCGGCATGGGAAATGACGGACGATGAATGAGGGGGATGATCGAATAATGCGCTATATTGTTAGGACTGTTGATTTTGATGAAACCCGATTGAAAAATGTCGAAATCCTTAAAGAACAAATACCCAATCTTGAAGTTTATGTTGATCATGACCGTGATAGCTACAAGTCATTTTTAGCCGTCTGTGATTTGGTAGATTCTACCGGAGCTGTCATTTTGGAAGATGATATTAAGTTATGTCGGAATTTTTGTAGTCGGATTGAACGAATCATCAGCGAAAAGGGTCATGATAAGGTCTATAACTTCTTTGAAAAACCAAAGACCTACTTCAAGACATCCTATGTTGGTGGAAGTGGATTTTTGTGGGGACAGTGTATCTACTTCCCAAGTGGTCTTCCGTCAAAAATGAGAAAGTACTATGATGAGTTCAGGACAACAAGACCAAAAAAATGGCAGGGGATGGCAACCGACTGTCTCGTTGGATATGTCTTGAGTAAGGAGAGAGTAAAATACTGGCGGATTCGCCCTTGTCTTGTTCAGCACCTTGATTATAAAAGCGTTATGGGGAACCGTCCAACAAACAGACAGACACCATACTTTATTGATGATTTGGAAGAAAGGGGATTAGATTATGACAGTATGGAAATTTGAGAATAATTCCATTGTCGAAGTAAGGGATATTTTTGAACCAATTCCAGCTTTCATGTTGGAAGCCGATTGTATCTTTACGGATTT